AAGGGAAAAACCCGCGGTAAATACTGTTAATAAAGGAAATATTATGAAAATGGATCACCCACCACTATCTAAAGATATGCAAGCTGAAGAGCATATGATTCACCCAGACCATATGGAAAAACATTATGGCGGAGATGGACACGCTCAACATCATGAGCATTTCAAGAAACACGCTGCTGGTCACAAATTGCACCACGAACACGTTAAAGCAATGTGTGGCGGTGGTTATGCTAAGGGCAAGAAGTAATGAAAGCTAGTCGTGGAATGGGCGCAATTAGCCCTTCCAAAATGCCTAAGAAAAAGGTTATCCATCGCACGGATAATCCGAATGATGTTGAACTTTTTGCTAAAGGCGGTGAAGTTTGGGATAAGCCACGTCCAAAAGGATTAGGCAAATCTAAGAAGCTATCACCAGCCAAAAAAGCTAGTGCCAAGGCTATGGCTAAAGCAGCTGGCAGACCATACCCTAATTTAGTTGATAACATGAGAGCAGCGAGGAAAAAATGAGTTTATTACAGCATTTAGAACAAGAAGCAGAACATCTTTTAGATATAATTAAGAAAGCTTTTAATAATGAAAAAAACGCTTTTGGCGCAGTCAATCCTAAAACTGAAGCAATCATTACAAGCTTGGAATCCCATATTTCCAACGCTGCTCCCGCTCCAGTTGTTGCTCCTGTTGTTGATCCTGTGGTTGATACAGCACCTGCGCCCGCAGTTACCCCTGTAGAAGTTGCTCCAGAAGACACTACACAAGCGAGTTAAAAATGGCTGAAAAATGGATTCAAAAGGCTATCAAAAAGCCCGGTGCATTAAAAAAAGAATTAGGCGTTAAGGAAGGCAAAACTATTCCTGCTAAGAAACTAGCTGCTGCTGCAAAGAAGCCCGGCAAACTAGGGCAGAGAGCTAGATTGGCTGAAACCCTTAAAGGCATGAAGAAAAAATAATGGCATATACCAGTGGTAATTCTACATTTAATCTTGACCTCACTGAATTGGTGGAAGAGGCATTCGAAAGATGTGGCTCGCAGTTACGCACTGGATATGATCTTCGCACCGCAAAAAGGTCTATTAACCTATTAACGATTGAATGGGCTAATCGCGGTATTAACTTTTGGACAGTAGAAGAAATCTCTATCCCGCTGGTATATGGCCAAGCTATATATCCAGTTGGCGCTGATACGATTGATATTTTAGACTTGGTTACTCGCACCAATAATGCTAGTTCATCTAATCAGCAAGATATTAACCTCAATCGTATTTCAGAATCTACTTACTCTACGATACCCAATAAGCTGACATATGGTCGCCCAATTCAAGTTTGGTACAACCGTCAGACTGGCAACTCTAATATTTATTCTGGCGTAAGTTTGGCGGCTACCTTGACCCCATCAGCTACCACAATTACCCTTACCTCTACATTTAATATGCGGTCAACTGGTTTTGTGCAGATTGATAACGAAATTATTGGATATGTCAATATTTCAGGAAACCAGCTTTTAAACTGCTACCGTGGACAGTACAATACTACAGCAGCATCACATAATGTAGGAGCGGCGATTTACGACCAGCAATTACCGAGCTTGGCAGTATGGCCTACCCCAGATAATTCAACGCCGTATACGCTCGTTTATTGGCGTATGAGACGGGTTCAAGATTCAGGAACTGGCGTCTATGTACAGGACATTCCATTTCGTTGGATTACCTGCTTGGTGGCTGGATTGTCTTACTATTTGGCAATGAAGCTACCTAATATGGATATTCAGCGCGCAATGGGTTTAAAAGCCGAGTACATGGAACAGTTGCAACAGGCTATTGAAGAAGATAGAGAAGATGTATCAATTAGATTTGTGCCTCGTAATTTGTTTTATTCGAGGTAAGTATGCCAACTAAGTATGCATCAGCCAAACACAGTATTGCTGAATGTGATAGATGTGGTCAAAGATATAAGTTAGTAGAATTAAAAAAGCTAACAATCAAGACCAAGTTGGTCAGCATTAAAGTGTGTCCTGAGTGTTGGGATCCAGATCATCCGCAGTTGCGTTTGGGTATGTATCCGGTTAATGACCCTCAGGCGGTTCGTGAACCAAGACCTGATATTAGTTATTATGCGTCTGGACCAAGTGGCTTGCAGGTGCAGCAGGGCGGTGGAACAAATGTTTCGCAAGCCGGTTACCCAGAAGGCGGAAGTCGAGTTATACAGTGGGGCTGGTATCCAGTAGGTGGTTCTAGTGGATATGATAGGAAGCTTACTCCTAATTATTTAGTAGGCAATGGTAATATTAACTCAGTAACAGTAACAACAACTTAGGAGTAAAAAATGGCAAAGATGGAATCCAAAAAAGAAGACATGAAACAAGACAAAGCTATGGCTGATAAAGAAATCAGAAAAGCAATGAAAGAACACGACGCTCAAGAGCATCCCGGAAAACATACCAAGCTAAAACTCAAAAAGGGCGGCATGGATGTTAAGAAGATGGCTAAGGGTGGCGTAACTCAGTCTAATTTACGCAGCATGGGTCGCAATATGGCTCGTGTAGCTAATCAGAAATCTAGCTCAAGAGGTCGTTAATATGGCAACCGCAAAAAATATAAAGCCTACTACCAAAAATTCTTCTAAATTGGTGGTTGGTAAAAATCGTGATGATAAACCCGCTAGTGCCTATGCTGCACCACATACAATGGCTGGCAAAGCTGTTGATGGCACTGAAGTTATGAAGGATGGCGAATACGGTAGAACCAAGTCAGCCAAAGACGCATCTATTAGCGATCCATTAACAAATGGCGTTGCATATGGTACTGGCAAGGTAAAAACCGAAGGTCTTGAAACTCGCGGTAATGGTGCTGCTACCAAAGGCCGTATTGCTCGTGGACCGATGGCATAATGAATTACGAAACGCTTGTAAATAACATACAGACTTACGCTCAAACAAGCGAAACAACGTTTGTAGCAAATATTCCCTTCTTTGTTGAAGAGGCGGAACTTCGTATTTACAATGCGGTTCAGATTCCATCATTACGCAAGAACGTCACAGGCACATTCTCATATGGAAACCAGTATTTAACTTTGCCGTTTGACTGGCTTTCCACTTATTCGATTGCTGTCGTTGACTCAAGCGGAAACTACACTTACCTACTTAACAAAGATGTTAACTTTATCCGTGAAGCGTACCCCAATAATGGCTCGTCTAGCTGGAGTTTACCTAAGTACTACGCTATTTTTGGCAATTCTATTACTAATTACAATCAGCTAACCGCTATTGTCGGCCCAACTCCTGACCAAAGTTACAGCGTAGAACTCCATTATTTCTACTATCCAGTATCCATTGTTCAGGGTGTTGTTGCTACTTTGAATGCCTCATTCACCGCTGGTACATTATATAGCCCCGGCTTATACCAAAATATCCCACTAACTGGTGGATCGGGTTCTGGCGCAACTGCGGATATCTTAGTTAATGGTAGCGGTAATGTGTCATCCGTTACATTACAAAATGGCGGTAGTTTCTATCAGGTTGGGGATGTACTTAGCGCAGCAACCTCTTCTATTGGTGGAACTGGATCAGGATTTACCATTTCTGTAGCAACTACCAATAATCCTACTGGCACTAGCTGGCTTGGCGACAACTACGATCCCGTGCTGTTTTATGGTGCTATGCGGGAAGCTATGCTTTTCCAAAAGCAGGAGCAGGATATTATTAAGTATTACGAAGATAAATTCCAAGAAGCTCTCAACGAAATGAAACGTTTAGGCGATGGCTTAGAGCGTGGTGATGCATACAGAGATGGTCAAACCAAGTTAAAGGTTAATACATAATGCCAATCGTCCAAGGCCAGACCACTTTATTTAAAGCCAATATTTTGTCGGGTTTAGAGAACTTTACCCTAACTTCCCCTTATACCTACAAAATAGCCCTTTATAACGGGAATGCCAATCTAAACAATACCACCACAGCCTATACCACTACCAATGAAGCTACAGGGTCAGGATATACGGCTGGCGGTCAAATATTGACAATATCTAACCCCCCAACCCAAGATACCACGAATAATATAGCGTACATCTCATTTAATAATGTGACTTGGAATGGTAGTATTTCCGCTAATGGTGCATTAGTATATAATAGCACTACTGGGGCGGCTTGCTTTATTTTGAACTTTGGTAGCACAATTACCAGTTCAAATACGTTTACCGTTACTTTCCCAACGGCAACATCAACCACAGCAGTATTAACAATTAGTTAGGAGTTTTAAATGGAAAAATCGAATTATGGTGATGTCAGTACTGCTACTGTTACCCGTGGCGCTGGCTCTAATGATGGCTTTGGCGTACAAGGCTATTATGATGTAAAGTGTTTTGACAGCGAAGGCAATTTAAAGTGGGAAGAAAAAGCTCCTAACTTAGTAACTGCTGTAGGTAAACAATCTTTATTTGACTACTACTTTGGTACAACTGGTAC